GTTAGGCTTACGGTTAATACCAATGTTGTCATAGAAAGAGGAAAAAAGCCTACTTTTCTACGGTTTTTTATTGGGGGGGAGGAGTGTACTGCTGATAATGTAACTAACACCCAACGAAACCTAGAGGAGTATTTGAATACAAATTATAAGGTTTTTTTGGCTACTACAGTCTTTGGACAACAGAATAATATAGAATTTATAAGTGCTACACCAGAGGATAAGAGAATAATAATTAAGAATTTTCTTAATTTAGATCATATTTTTGCTTTACGGGACTCAGTAAAAAAATTAAAATCTGAATATTATTCTGAAATAAAAAAGCAGGATGCAATCCTAGAAGAACAAACTAAAACTATTTTAGAATTAGAAAAAAAAATCAACAAAATAGAAAAATTAAAAAAAGAAGTAGAAGGAAAGTATGATGAAGGTATTTTAGACACTGATTTAAATTCTATTCTAGAAATAGAAGAAAATAACAGAAATATAAGTTGGCAAATAATTAGAATAGAGAAGGAATTAAAATCTCTCAAAGATAAACAAGAGAGGTTGCTTTCTGCATATAAAGATCCTAAAAAGGAAGAAGTTTGCGATAAATGTCATCAAGTTATTAATTTTGTTTCTCATCCAAAACATTTATTGCATGAGGCTAGATTATGTGAAGAAGAAATATTGGATTTTGAGGGGCAATTACTAGATAAGGAAAATGAAAAAAAAGAAGTTGTTATCCCTTCTAAAGAGTATAGTAAGATACTAGAATATAAAGATTTATGTGGTCAGTCTAGTACTTTTGAATTATTAAAAAGAGAAACTATAGAAAGACAGGAAAGCGCGAATAAAATAAAAGAAGATAAAAATAATTATTATGAGATAATGAAGTTTTGGGAAAAAGCTTTTTCTGAATCAGGGTTGGTTAAATATATTATTAGAAATATTTTAAACTATTTGAATGGAAAAACAAATTTTTATCTATCTCATTTATCTAAAGGAAAATTCTTTATTAAGTTTGATGAACACCTAAAAGAGACAATTACAACTGGCGGAAAAACAATAAGTTATATTTCTTTATCAGGTGGAGAAAAAAAGAAGATAAACCTCGCTGTGATGCTTGGACTCCAAGAATTGCTCTCAATCTCCCATAAAGAGGAGAATAACCTCATGTTTTTTGATGAGGTTGCTGAGAGCTTGGATCAGGATGGGTTAGATGGCCTCTATATATTGCTCGAAGAATTGAAGAAAAATAAGACGCTTTTTGTAATAACTCATAATAATTATTTAAAATCCTTAATGGATAATGTTCGTGTTTTATCTATAACAAAACATAAAGGAATATCAAGCTTAACTAGGAGATAATATGGCAATAACCCACTTGGATGCATTAGGACAGGAAATTTTTGAAACACGGTACGCTTATCCAGGAGAAACAAAATGGTCTGAGAGGGCTAAAGTAATAGCTAAAACTATTGCATCAGCAGAGAGAGATGAGGACAAAGAAAAGATTGAAAAATCTATCTATGAAGCGGTGGGTTCGGGAGATTTTATACCCGGAGGTAGAATTATTTATGGTTCAGGTCGCAATCGTGGCAAACATAATTTGCTAAATTGTTATGTTATTATTCCTGAGGATTCTGTGGATTCCATCGGTAAAACTATACAGGATATGTACAGAATTTCTTGTGCAGGAGGAGGAGTAGGCTTTAATGTATCCAAGATTCGTCCCAAAGGAGATCATATTGGCAGTGTAAAGAACTCAGCCCCTGGTGCTGTCTCTGTTCTTCAAATGATTAACGAGGTGGGGGAGCATGTAAGAGCAGGTAAGAACAGGCGCACCGCTCTTATGGGTATCCTTAATATTAACCACCCAGACCTTATGGAATTTCTGCATGTCAAACTAGATCAGGGGGAGCTTAATAATTTTAATATCTCTGTGGCTATTACGGACAGGTTCCTGGAGGCTGTAGAGTTAGAGGAAGATTGGTATTTTACTTTTGATAATAAGGAGTACCATTCTTATGAAATGATTCGTAATGGTGAGGAAAGCCTATGTGTTATTGCACAAGACGAAGAGGACGCTATGAAGAGGGCGAATAATTTTCACAAAGAAAATTGGGAAGATACCTTTGTTTGTGCAGGAAGAAATGATATTAAGGCAAGAGCCTTGTGGAATATTATTTGGAAAAACTCTGTAAAGTCTGGAGACCCAGGCATCTACAACCTTGATTTAGCGAATAGGTATACAAATGTTTCATACTTTGAGAGCTTGGATTCAACAAACCCGTGCGGCGAGATTTCCCTACCATCATACGGGAATTGCTGTCTTGGTAATGTCAATTTATCTAATATGGTGTTGGATGATGGAACGGATGTAGATTGGAAGCGGTTAGCCAGAACAATACGAACAGGTATTAGATTTTTAGATAATGTCTTAACTATTAATGAGTTTCCTACGGATACTTGTAAAAGGGTAGGAGAAAGGTCCCGTAGAATTGGTTTGGGAGTAACTGGACTTCATTATATGCTTATTAAGTTAGGAATAAAATATGGAAGTGAAAAGTGTTTGGAGTTTCTTGAAAGATTGTTCGCTACTATCCGAGATGAGGCATATAAAATGTCCATCTACCTTGCTAGAGATAAGAAACCTTTCCCGGAGTTTGATTATAAGAGGTATTTAAATGAAGACTTCGCTCGCACCCTCCCAGCAAGAATTAGAATGCTTATTAAGAGGTATGGTATACGCAATGCTGTTATGCTTACCATTCCACCTTGCGGTACTATATCTATGCTCCACGGCGTATCTAGTGGTATTGAGCCTATCTTTTCTGCTATGTATAATCGTAGGTATCGTCACGCCAATATTTGGAAAGAACAATTAGTAGTGGATCCCCTTTTCAAGGAGTGGTATTCTAAAGGAAATAAGTTAACGAATTTTGTTGGAGCTTATGATATACTTCCTGAGGACCACATTAAAGTTCAAGCCACTGTACAAAAGTATATTGATTCTTGTATTTCTAAAACTATTAATCTTCCAACAACGGCAGAACCAGAGGATTTTAGCCAAATAGCCTTGGATTATGCACCTTATCTTAAAGGATTAACTGTCTATAGAGCAGAATCTAAAGGAGAAGAACCATTACAATCAATTCCACTTACACAGGATAACATAGCTAAATATATGGGAGGTGATGACTATGAAGAAGAAATACAAACAGGAGAATCCTGTTCCCTTACAGGAGGATCTTGTGGAGGATAAGAATGAATTTTCTAAAGCATATAACTGGACTGGAGAAGATTCTATAGGGAGTTTAGATTTTACTAAACATCCTAATGAAATGGGAGAGAAAGAGTTTGAGAAATATTGGGCGTGGTATAACGCTAAATTACCTGGATTTCCTAGAAATGATGAGCTTGTGGATGACTAATGGTTTTTAATAGTGAAAAGGAAATTGAAGATTTTCTTCATAAAAGGAAAAAAAGAATTAAAAGTAAGCCATACACGACTTACAAAGAGGATTGTTCTTCTTTATTGAAAGCGTTTATTTTAGGTGGAGTTGGGTTAGGCTGGCTTATTTATTATTTTAATTAAATTATGGCTATATTTGAGTGGATTTGTAGAGAGTGTTTGATATACTGGGACAGGGATTGTGCTATAGGGAAAGCCCCTAAGAGAACCAAGTGTCCTAAGTGTGGTAAGTTATGTAGTAAGTACTGGGAGAACGCCAACACAGCTATTTCTTTTAAGGATGATGGATGTGGGAATAAGGGATCTGGGGCTGGAGATTTCCATACTGTAAAACAACGGTATAGAAAACATGCTAAAAAAGGATTTGATAAGGACTCAGCTAATAGATTTTTATATAGACACATAAAGGAAACCAAGGAAAGAACGAATAATGAAGCTTTTCGTTATAAGTCTGCTAACTTTAAATGGGATAAACTGGCTGAGGATGGTATAGTTAGGAAATTAGGGACCGCAGAAGCATATGAGAAGAAAGAAAGAGCTAAAAGATTAACTATGGATGCCTATGATAGAGCAAATAAGATGGGGTATAAGGATATTAACCAAGATAAACTGGATATAACAAAACCACAAAAACAAGGTTAGCGATGGCATACGAATTTAGTGAAAATATTCAGAGGGGGATTTTATACTTTTTAAAATCCGATAAAGATTTCTATCTACAGATAGTAAGTTTAATTAAATCTGATTACTTTGAGTTTCCCTCCCACTCCAAGATATTTAATACAATCCAGGAATACTATGAAAAATATCATAAAATTCCTCATGATGAATTTATTATTCAAGATATTAAAAGTAAGTTAAATTCTAGAGAAAATATTTCTGATTACGAGGATGAACTTCTTTATATTAATAATCTTGATACTTCTACGGTTAATAATTCAGAGTATATGTTGGATTTGGTGGAGGGATTTGCCAAAAAGGAGGCGATGAAATCTGCTATTGCTCAAAGTATTTCGCTAATTAAAGACGATAGGGTTGAAGAGGTAGAGGCCCTGGTAAAAGCCGCTTTGTTGATTA